GTTCTGGCTGTCAGCCTCGCCCACCAGCCGAAGGAATTTGATTGCTTCGCCGATGCGCCCATCCATGTCTGTGTCTTGCCACGCCATATCTTCCCCTTAGCTCATCCAACTGCCAGCGTAGGCAACGCCAGGCTTTTTCTTGACCTTTGCAGGCTCCTTGACCATCAGCGCGATATAGCGAAATGCGTCAGCGCCATGCGAATATCGGTCATGTAGCGGCATCTTGCCAAACTGCCCTGTGTCAGGGTCAACCTCATAGCGGTAATGCCGCAGGCAGTTTAGACCATCTGCCGTATTTTCTCTATCAAACCAGCAGTTCGGGAAGATGGTTCGGGCTGCGTTGATCGAATCCACCGTCGGCACTCGCTCAAGCACCTTCGTCTTAAATCCCGCGCCTCGAACGATGTCCTCGATGCTCCTGCCTGCCGCCGCCAGTGTTTTGTTCTGCGCGTCGTGCGGCAGCCAAATGGTGTCGTACACATAGCCGAACGACTGAAGCTCGGCCAGGTAGCTGGTCATGGTGCGCTGGGTGCCTTCGAAATAGCGGATCAGCCGCGTTTCCATCCCGACGAACTGGATGAACCACCACGCTGTAGCGTCAGACCACCCCAGATCGCAGACCGCGTGGACCGGCTTAACAGGGTCATACGGGACTTTACAGATCCGCTCGTCCTTCTCGGCTTGGATCATCTCTTTGCCGAATATCGCCCCATCCACCGATTGCCTGCAAAGCCCTTCCCAGACCTGGTTATAGGCGGCTTCGTCCCGCGCCTTTAGCGCCTCTTTCTCGGACTTCAGCGTGTCAGGAAACCACGGGTTATCAGACCAGTTGATTTTCTGCACCACCGCGTCGGGCGGTGGATACATGACGAACCGCTGGTAGGTTTCATCGCTTTCTAACTCAGGGTTGAACGTCACCCAAATCTCGCTGTCCTCCTTACGGATGGTCGGCACCAAGATATTCCAGCTTGTGCGGCTAACCGTCTGCGCTTCCTCGACCCAGCAAATGTCAATGCCTTCATACGATTTGACGTTAGCAATGTTGTTCTTCAGCCCGACAAATGCAAACTCGCTGCCGTTCTTGCCCCGCAGCGCGTTCTGGGTAATCTCAAAGAAGCTCGTCAGCTCCAGCGCAACGATCTGGTCGCACAGGAGTTTGTGAACGCTATCCTTAATCGATGTCTGGTACTCCCGCGCACAGAGGATGCGCAGCGGCGACTTAGCGGCTTTGATGAGCAATGCTCTGGCCACCGCCCAGCTCTTTGCCCCGCCTCGCCCACCGTACAGGACGCGATAGCGGGTTTTTGGTGGGTTAAATAAGACTTGCGCCTTAGCTGGGAATTCAGCCTTAGCGACGATGCCCTGAAGGTCACTCATGCGGCTTAATGAATGTCACCTGAATGCCTGTCAGTATCGAACTGCCGTCAGCGTTCTCTAGCGCCACAGCCTGATGCGCCTTCCCGTCCACGCGGTCGATCAGCTCTTTGATCGCCCATGCTTCGCCTTCCTCGGCTTTAGTAATCAGTTCCTCAGCAATCTTGCGCAATCTCTCTGGGTTTTGCGTCAGCACAAGACGCAGCTTGTCGTAGAACATCCTCGACTTAGCCGCGTTCTGATTGCCTAATTGTCCACCACGCTCTGCCATTCGTTACCAATTCTAAATAATTGATTTCATTTTAGAATTATTTCTTAGGCTTATCTTTTTTCTGGGCGGCACGTTTCACGGCGTAACTTATGGCCACTGCCTGCTTCACCGGCTTACCAGCCTTGACTTCCGCTTTGATGTTCTTTTGGAAAGCCTGTTTACTGCTCGACTTGGTCAGCGGCATCGTTCGCTCCTTTGCTCATTTCAGCCAGTACACGGTTGTACTCTTGGATTGCGCCGCTGATCTGCAACAGGATCGATTCATGTTGCTTCGCCAGTTCTTGCAGTTCAGCCAGGCGTTTAGCAATTTGGTCAGGTGTCATTTCTTCGCTGTTTTGGCGCTTTCTTTGAACGCTTTAGCCGTGGGTGCGCCTTCTGTCCCAGGCTTGCGCATACGCTCAGGGGTCTTGCCTGCGGCTTTCTGGCGCTCAATCCTCTCGCGCTTGGCGTGGATGTTTGCGTACAACCCAGGTTTAGTCGCCATCTGTTCCCCCAACTTTGATTTCGCAATCCTCATCGGACTGCTTGTCGCACTGGGCGATCACCTGATCCAACATGGCAATCGCCCCCTTCGCTTGCTGGACGCGCTCTAAAGCGGCCTGCAACTCCAACATCGTTGCCTGCCGCAATTCAACTAAAAACTCACGCATTAAGTCGGTTCAGCAGCGTAGAACGGCAGCCAGTAATCAGTACCGGCGATTCGGCACCGCAAACCACCCGCAGCCGTTCCCAATGTCGTGCCGGTTTTCCACATCTTTCCGGCACCCGCAGTCACGCCCACCAAGTTAATAAACCGACCATTGGTGTCCATCGTGGCCACGCCGGTACCCTGCTGCGATGCGTAGATAAACGATGTTAGCGTACCCGTAGATGCGCCCGACGGCACATTCAACTCTAGCTCCAGCGGCGCGTACGTCCCTGCCGATGTCCCTGCCGATAGGGTCATTTCAGCCAGCACAGCCGATCCCAAACCGGTCGTGCGACCCGATGTCCCATAAACGACTTCGCCCTTGACGGCGTTCGACCAACCACCCAGCGCAGCGTTAATGGTGGTCAGGAATTTAGCGCGACCACCAACCCCGCCAGCGCCGGTCATGGTGGTAGATACCAACAAAGGCTCCACGCTTGAGCTGCCGCTCGTCGATGCGCTGCTGGTGGTGATGTTTACGTCACCGCTCGTGATGTTGACCGTACCCGACAGGCTTGCGTCGCCCGTTACAGATACCGATTGAAATTCAGGATCGGCGTAAGCCACGCCAATGGCAATGTTATTACTCATTTCAGGCTCCTTAACAGTTCCAGTTCTTTAATGATGCCTTCGCCCGTTCCGCTGGGCCTTTGGCGTGCTTTACCACCCCTTCCATTCTCGCGCAAAAGCTCGCCTTGCGTCCAGCGTCAGCCTTCGTCTTTGGGTTTGGTGCTGGTGGTTTTAAATTCGCGTCATTCTTGCGGTTGTACTCTGCCCGACCCTTTGCGGTCATACCCGCGCCTTTCTCCGTCGGGTTGTAATTCTTGCCCTTGCCGGTGGTGGTCTTGGGTATTGGCTTGTCGTGTTTAGCCATTTTCAGCCTCGACGATCATGGCAATGTCGGCTTCCTGAATAATCTGGTAATCCTGCCCGTCGACCTCATGCACCGGCCAGTCCAAATAAGTGCCGTTCCCGTACTTCACAAAATCGCCCACCCTCGCGTCCCGCACCTGTGGACCAATAGCCACCACAGTGCCTTCGTTAAACTTTTCGTTGTTGGGGACGTACAGAATATCCGACAGGCGGCGCACGTTCGGGCGCACCACTACACGGTCACGCAACGGTTTAATGTCCATTTTTGGGTCTCCCTCTTTTTTTAGGTTCCACTTGCGCCATAACGACAGGCACCGACGCGACAGCAGATAGCTGGTGTTCGCCACACCAGTCCATTTCGTGCTTATTTTGAGTTTCGGGAAAACGACGGCACAAGCCCATAACCTGAGCCTGCGTAAAGAAACGGCAGGATTTGCAACGGACATCGCTCATAGGATGCCCGTTGTTTTATTGACAATCACTTCTTCTGGTAGGACGAACGGTCGTGCGTATAGCACACGCCCTTAGTACGGCCACCGTTGAATTCTTTGTTGCTGCCGGTGCCATCAGCCATACCCATGCCTACGCCGTTCACAATCTTGCCACGGCGCTCACCCGACGAATCCGAAGCGGACGCGCCAGCAGGCGGCTTAGTGCCGGAACCGTAGCCCTTTGGGGTCATTTCTGCGTTGTCTTTCATGCTAGTCCTTTCAGTCAAGGAATTTGAGTTTGTACAGCGTCGAATCAATCAATTCTGAGATTTCGTCAATGATATTCTGAATTTCGCTGTCTTGGGGTAAATGTTCCCGCGCTTCGTCAACAAATTTCTGCATTTGTTTGAGATAAGCGACCGGCTCTTTGCTGGCGTGGAAGTCGTCTGGGTACTTTTTAATTTTGCTGTATCGCCCCTGGTACGCCTCGGCAAAATTGTCGGTCAGCTCAATAATCTGCTCGTAGTACCGCCCCAACGCCTTGTGCGCCGAGTAGGAATCCGTGGATAAGTGCATAAAATGCGCCACCGTGCTGCTGTGGAGTAGTGTGGCGATAAACTCTGCGGCTTCTTCGTCCATATCAGCCCTAAAAAAAGACCGGGTTTGCGACCCCGGTCAAAGCAGCGTCCCCACTAGAGGAGTAAGAAGAGACGCTGCCATTCTGTGTCATTTGGCACGGGTACGTCAACTGGCCACAGCCCCGCATCCACCAAGTTTTCCACCGTCCGACGATGCGCCAGCCACCACGCCTGCTGCCGTTCACGCCTTGACCATTTGCTGCCCTGATCGATGTCAAAGTGGCACGACGCACATAGCGCCGCGATCAGGTTGTCATCCGACTTAATCGACCGCCCCTTGCCGCCGCCCCAGTTCGTATGCGCCGCCTGAACAAAGTCATACGACCCACAGAGCTGGCATTCTAGCGTAGCCACCAATCTCAATAGCTTCGGGCTGCGCACATATTGGCGCTTCGGGATGCTAATCGTCATTTGGACTTGTACTCAGGACTGTGCCGCGCCTCAAGTTCTCGCAGGTCGTTAGCTGCGTCCGATACGCCGTGCCAATCTTCCAGCGCGATGCAGACATAAAGGTATTCAAGCAAAACCCGTTTCTGGGTCTTAAAGTCGCTGTAATCGGTCATTGTCTTTCTCGTAATTTTTGTAAATGCTGCCTGACCTGCGCTCAATGCAAGCCAAGCAAACCCACCGTTTTGTATTCCTGAACACCCGCATCACGCCCGTCGCCTCGTCCCGATGCGCCTGGCAGCTCGTGCAAAACCGGCGCTTTGGTTCGTTATTCACAAATTCCTCTGCCGAATTAAATCAGCCAGATCAGCAGGCTGCATAGCGCGGTTCGCCTCATCGCAGAGCTTGGCGCACTGCTCCCGTTCCTGCTTAATTGCCCACACAATAGCGTCGCGCACATCGCTAAACGACAGCATCGCATATTTCAGGATTTGGTCGCCGGTCATCATAGCCGTAGCAAAAACCCCAAGATTTTCGACAAAAACGACTGCCGCCGCTGCTCAATCCCCAACAGAACCGCCTGAACAAACTGTTCCTCTGGCGTACAAAATTGCGGCCGGTACTCCCGCGCATAGAACGCCCCGATTTTGATCGGCTTTTCCTGAATAAATTGTCCATCTCGTAACATAATCACCTCCATTCAATTGAGTTGTATGCAGCCCAGGCTTCGAGCCATTCTATAAACTCACTCGCTTCCTCAACGCTAAATTTTTTACTTTGCAGCCCTAACTGGACCACCCGCTGCCCGTCCAAGCTCGGCACCACCGACCCGATCCGGCGATCCGTGTCCGCAGCGAACTGGTCGATTAACAGCCGCTTCCAATCTTCAACCGTCCAGCTCGACCCCGCTTGCCCCATCTGCTGCGCAATGTCGCCAATCATCGCGTGAAACTTGGCGTTTTGATCCAGCGTCCGGTTTAGCGGTTTGATCTCAACGGTGAATTCTTTGCCTGCCTCCAATGCTGGCTTTAGCTTCGCCCAAAGTCGTTCCATCACGACCTTAGCCTGCGCTGGCGACCTTAATTCCATCATAATTTTTGATGCAATATTGTTGGATACGCTTACCAATCCACGCCATGACAGGCACCGCCATGCTGTTGCCCAGCGCCTTGTATCGAGGACCGTCAGGTGACTCCGGCTGCTTGCGCCAAGGGATGTTGGTGTAGTTGTCAGGGAAACCCTGCAGCCGCTCGCATTCAACTGGGGTCAGGCGGCGAACAGCCATGCCTGCGGAAATGGCGTGCGGTTCATTCGTGCCGAGCGGTTGCAAAAATTCCCGCAATATGCCGCCGCCATTTAGTCCTTTGTTGCCACCCATGTCCACGCAATGCACGGGCTGCGCCACTGCCATTGGGTTCTTGGCCTGCAGCGTCTGGTTCAGATCGAAGTCAACCTGCGGCACCGACATCTGAGCGCCGAAGCTGATTGGCTGCGCCACACCTTGCAGCACCATACCAATGTGGTCGCCATCTGTTTTGTCGGATCGGATCGTCTGCGACGTTGTAGATAGTGTCTGGTTATATCCATCAAACGCCATCGGCTGCGCCACCAGATCGGTAGCGTCCTTGTAGTCACGCGCCTTCATCGCGCTGGCCGTACCATCATCAACGTATTCACCAAACGCAACCATGCGAGCGGCTACCACCGCAGCCACCTGCTGCGTTACTTCGCTTGACTGTGGGCTTCGGCTTGGGTCGTTACTTGCAGTAAGGCTTGGCGCAACGACTCCGGCAACGCCTTGCCGCGCTTCTCGGCTCGGCGCAGTATCCCGGCGCAGGCTTTCGGGCTCAAAAAGAACCTCGGCGGCAGGTCGCCAACCTCCAAAGTATCCGACAACGAACACACGACGGCGGCGCTGGGCCACTCCGAAGTATTGAGCGTCAAGCACTCGGTATGCGAACCCATACCCGAGTTCTGCCAGCGCCCCGAGGAAGGAACCAAAGTCCCGCCCACCGTTTGAACTGAGGACACCCGGCACGTTTTCCCATACGCACCACTTGGGTCTAAAGTGGTCAAGAATCCCGCAATAGACAAGGGCGAGGTTGCCTCGAGGGTCGGCGAGTCCTTTGCGAAGTCCGGCGACGGAAAAAGATTGGCAAGGGGTTCCACCGACCAAAAGGTCAATTGCTCCAAGATTCCACTCCTTGTAGTTCGTCATGTCACCAAAGTTCGGCACGTTCGGGTAATGATGCGCTAACACAGCCGAAGGAAACGACTCAATTTCTGCAAATCCTGCTGGCTCCCAACCAAGTGGGTGCCACGCAACCGTTGCAGCTTCAATCCCTGAACATACCGATAGGTATCTCATAATTTCAATAATTTCAGCGCGTCATCCACTGTTTCAACCACAGCCACCGGCACACCGCCCCAGTTCCGATGCCAAATAACCTGCGCTGGCGTTAGCTTACGTTCGCTCGGCGGCGCTTTGTTATTTTTGACCTCGACCAAAAATGTCTGTTTCCTGAATCCCACCAATAAATCCGGCACCCCCGCACCCACCGCAGCCAGGCTTTGAACCGTCGCGCCAGCTTTCCGAAGTGCTTGGACAATCTCATCGTGGTTTTGATCTGTTCTTGCTGCTCTGCGCATTCATGTCATCAATTAAAGTTTCCAACGCTGGCCGACCGCGCTTGTAAGCGATGTCGCCCTTTATTTTTTCCCACCAGATTGCCGTTTCTTTCGCGCCGTGCTGCTTGCGGTATGCCTTGTACAGTCTGATCCATTCCCGCGCCTCGCATTCCCGCCGCCATTCTTCAGAATTGGTGTCAATCATCTAAAAACATGGCCAGCACCGCGACCAGCAACGCAACCAGCCCCAGGCCGATCAGCGTACCGGCTCCCAACAGAAACAGACTAGCCACCAACGCCGTGGTCATTGGCTTGCTCAATCATCAGCCGGATTTGCGCGACCGGCAGGCTATATTTTTCGTGGATCGCCAGAATATGCTCTGCTGAAATTGGCTGTGTTTGGTGCCGCCACTTGGAAACCATTGATGCCGCGCAACCAAGCTCACGCGCCAGCTCACGATCATTGACCAGATTCAACTGGTCGCGCAGGTAATCCAGCAACTCGTGCGGAAAATTAGGTTTTCGCATTTAATGCCTCTTTCGCAAATTTGATTTGGATCGGCAGCAGACTTTTGTCACCCGCCTCGTGCCGCGCCATTATTTTTTTCGCCCACCGCTTATGATCGACTCCAGTAGATTCTGCCTTGAAATCTTGCAACTGTGCAAGATATTTTTCAGCAACTTTTGCAGCGGCTTTTTCGACCGGAATTGCCAAAGCGGGTTTGGGTATTTCAGCCCAATCCCCTTTTGCTAACTCATCCTCTAGCGCGACCCTCCACCGCGCCTGAATCTGTGGATAAGTTGAATTTTTCATATCAAACCCGCCTACGCTCACAGCAGCCCAAAAAACCGCTGGATGGCTCCATACCCCAACCTCGCCCCGATCTCGCGCCACAAGCCCGTTTAATGCCTCTACGAAGGCTTTTTGAGCGTCCAGCTTTGGGCGGCAGAGATTGATGAACTGCGGCAGACTCGGTGGCCATTCTTGGGTCATCAGCGCTTGTGCGCCTCGAGTGACTTCCTCGCGGCTAAGTTTGCCCAGCTCGTGCGCCCAAAGTGCCTTGACCTGCTCAGGGTCGGTGCCGCGCCACATATCGGCAAACTTGCTGCCATAAAGCGCTGCCATGCGTTCAAACAGTTTTTCGATCCAGGCGGTCGGTAGCGGTTCAGATGTCGATAATTGTGGTGTCATGGCTTTTCTTCCCGGTTAGTCCTTCGATAATTTCACGGCGGCTGCGGTCTTTGGCGCTTTCATACGTCCGCGTCCCTTTTTCATTTCGCACCCACGTTTTCCAAACCCGCGACCAATCCATCTTGACCGCCTTGCTGCCAGCCTGGGCAAGCCAGTAATCGCGAAAGTTTTCGGCGATCCGCTGCCATTGCAGATCGGGCCTTTCTTTTTTGCAATAGGCAATATCCTCCTCGCTGGGTTCCCAGTTGGCAGGCAAGCGCGTCCCGCGTTGCTTCTCTACTCTTTTTATTGGTTCTTGGTTATTGGTTATTGGTTCTTGGTTAGCATTGCCTTCGCATTGCGTTTGGTATGCGTTCGCATTGCGTTTGCTCCAGCGCGATTCAGCGGAATGCCGCGCCTTTTCTGACTTTTCGTGAAATGCAGAAATGGTTTTTTCACACCGCCGATGAACCCAGCCTTCGTCGGTCAAAAGAAAAAAGTTTTCCAGCACCGCCAAAACAGCGGCTTTTTCCTCTTTTGTGCGAGCGTTATGCGTTCGCATTACGAGCGCAGAATCAACCGCTAGTGGCTTTTCATTTAAGTAATAAGTGTCAAGCAATTGGCGATATATGCCATGCTCAAGCAGAGATAGGTGAAAGGTATCGCGGCGATAGTCACCAATATTAAATTGGTAAAAATGCAAATCAATCTCCTTCGGTGCTGGCCTATCCGGTGGAAATTCCGGCAGGTCGCACCCATTGCGGGTTTAGATACGGTCGAATAGACCAGCCCGAAGAAGACTGACTTTCCGACCCGCTATGCGCTTTCCACGGCGCTTACGGCATTCTATACCAACCACAGCACTACTTAAACCACCCAGGTTGCAAGACTTTTAGCTGCCAAACCCGTTGTTGCGGCAGCTTTTCGCCCCATTGACTAATTGCCTGTCTGGTAACACCTAGCAATCTGGCAAGTTCTGAGGCGCTGCCAGCTAGATTGATCGCGGTTTTAGTGTCCATGCGCGGATTGTAAGCCAGCTTAAAATATTTTGCAAAGACCGCTTGACATTGGTGTAAAGCTGGCTTAATATTCACCCATGCCGTCAACGACGGTCTTTTTAAGGAGAACAAAATGAACGCAACTTACAAAATTCTCGGAATTAGCGACAAGCCAGAATGTGATTGCTGTGGCAAAAAAAATCTAAAAAGTTCCGTCGCTTTGGAAAATCAGCAATCTGGAGAAATTGTTTACTTTGGCGTTGACTGCGCTTCAAAAGCGATGCGTCAACGGTACATGGGAAAGCGTTACAAAATTTCTCGTGAAGCAGTAAAAAGCATGGCAATTCGTGCAAAAAAAGAAACAGTAATTATTGAAGCAGCGTAATCAACTAGCCGGAAAAACCCGGCTTCTTTAGGGGACAGTCATGTACACAGTTGAATACTACGACGATGCCGACCAGCGCCCAGTCTGGTGCGTGGTCGAATGGACTATCAGCGAAAACCAAAAAACCGGCAAAACAATCGAACGCTGCAACAACCAGGCTGAAGCAGAATCTTTCGCTGTTGCTTATACGTTGATTGACCGCTTGACAGTAATGTAAACCTAGCTTAATATCTACCCATGCCCTCGCGGGTCTTTTTAGGAGCTTTTATGTTCATTGACTTCGTTATCCTCCCTTCCGACTTTTCCGATTGGGAAGTCACCATTCTCGCGGAAACCGACGCAGCCAAAAAACGCTTTGATGGTGCCGTAGGCATCAACGTGCGTAAATCGTCGCTGCCACGCATCGCCGATCTGCTCGAATCCGAAGGTTTCACGGTACGCACAGCATGAACCGCGAACCTAGCGACCTCGTTCTGGCACTGGCGGCAGTCTGCGCTGGTGCCGTCTTGTACGCCCTGCTTTGGGTCGCAATGGCGATTTTCTAATGGCTGGCTTAATTAAATTCTTCGACGCGCTGGCACTGATCCCAATGTTTATTCTGGGATTTGTGTTGGTGGCGGCGTTGGGTGAAAAGCCCGAACCACCCGTAGTTGATGCACCGGCAGTAGAAACACCAGCAGTAGAAACACCAGCAGTAGAAACAGCATTACCAGCAACACCGGCATCACCCGCAATGCTTGCAGTACCAATTGAAAATGCAGCCTTAATTGTTGAACCATCGCCCGAAGTTGGGCAGACAGTTATGGGTCAACCAAACAAAGAGGACTCTTATGGAAACCTTCAGTAAAGTAGCAGCAGCGTTTGTCAAAGCCCAGCGCGAATTCGGCCCTGCGCTTAAATCCCACACCAACCCGCATTTCCGGTCGCGCTACGCCGATCTGTCAGCCTGCGTCGAAGCAGTCATTGATGCGCTGAACGCCAATGGCATTGCCATGACCCAGCGCACCAGCATTTGCGACAACGGCATCATCATCGAAACCGTGTTTATCCATGAAAGCGGCGAAGTGCTGAACTGCGGCCAGCTTCACGTTCCGGCCAGCAAGCACGACCCGCAAGGCTACGGCTCGGCACTGACCTATGCCAGAAGATACAGCCTGATGGCTGCCTGCGGTATTGCACCAGAGGATGATGACGGCCAGGCTGCCAGCCGCCGCAAACCGCTGCCCGACATTACCGACCACTTAAGCGCCATCGAAGCCAGCGCCAATAGCGAGGAGCTGGCGGTCGTATTCAAGGCTGCAATTGAGGCTTGCGGCGAACACCAAGAATTGCAGGCTAAGGTCATCGCAGCAAAGAAAACCCGTGTCGAACGCGCTAAAAAGGAAAAAGCAAATGGATGAGCAACGCACAGAAGATTGGTTCCAGCAACGCCTGGGCAAAGTGACCGCCAGCAGCTTGCACAAAGTGCTGGCGCGGACTAAGACCGGATTTGGCGCAGACCGTGGGAATTACCTAACCCAGCTCGTGCTGGAACGCTTAACCGGCACCAAAGCGGAAAGTTACGTCAACGCAGCAATGCAGTGGGGCATCGATCAGGAACCTTTCGCTAGGGCTGCGTATGAAGCCCACCACGGCGTTTTAGTGGATGAGGTGGGGTTTATACCGCACCCAACCATTGAAGCCTCTGGCGCGTCGCCTGATGGCCTGGTGGGCGCTGACGGCATGGTCGAGATTAAATGCCCTGATTCCAAGACCGCGCTTGAGTGCTGGCTGTCAGCCGATCCGGTGGAATCCAAATACTTTTCGCAGATGCAGTGGCAAATGGCCTGCGCAGGTCGGCTCTGGTGCGACTACGTTGTATTTGACCCTCGGATGCCAGCCAAAGCCCAGCTTTTTGTTCACCGGGTCGAGCGTGATGATAAGTGGATCAAGGAAACCGAAGTTGAAGTCAAAAAGTTTTTGGCTGAAGTCGATGCCAAAGTTGCAGCACTACGCAAAATCATAGGAGAGTGAAATGTCGAAAGTCATCAAAGAAATTAGCTGCGTCGTTGGTCAATACATTAACGCACAGGGCCAGCAGAAAAACCGCTACCAGCGGATCGGCTCGGTCATTGCCACGCGCAACGGCGAAATGCTCAAACTTGATGTCATACCGCTGAAGGAAGGTGGCTGGGACGGCTGGGCATATATGAATGACCCGAAACCAAAAGAAGGGTTGACGGTGCCACAGCGTCAGCCGGTGGATTTTGACGACGACATTCCGGATTTCAACTAATGAACGCCGCTAACTTCGACAAGTCAGACCGGCTCCAGCGTGTGTACAAACTGCTTAAAAAGGGCGGCGAGTACACCACGCTGGAAATTATCCAACGCGCAGGGGTCTGCGCAGTCAACAGCATTATTTCTGAGCTGCGCCAGCAGGGGTATCAAATTACCTGCCAGCGCCGTGCGGATAAGTGGTTTTACCGCTTAATCGCATAGCTCAAAGTGTGGCGAATCCAAAAAGACGCGCCTACCTTGTGAACGGCGCAGGGCAATGTAAGAATCCTGCGCCGCTTGCATGGTGCCTGACCATTTTGTAATGTCCGGCACCGACCAAGCACCACCCCACCGGATCGGCACACCAATCTCAATAGCTGCGACTTTTACCGCGTCGGCAATGTCATCGTACAGATTCAGCTCCCAGCTTGGCCTGGTGCCGATGTACGCCATTAAATCCACCGCCCGACCGTCCAAGTGCTTGCTCTGCATGGTTTGGCTGGCACCCTTAGCAACCAGTTCCTTTTGCCGCGCCTGAGTGCGAACGCCCTCAATGACCGCAAAATCAATCTTGCTAATCGTAATTGCGCGGTAAACGACTTCGACTAATTGCTGATTAACCCCCGTCAGCATCTTGATGCTGCGGGGCGATAGCTTAAAACTCATCCCTTAGTCACCACCCCAATCAGACCCGCCACAGCCAGACCTGCGCTGACAATCGCTTCCGACAACGCCGGTGCCAATGGCACGCCCAACGCGGTCAATAGCAGGGTGATACCGCGCCAGGTGGACGGCTCTCTTGCACGATCAAGGATATAGGCTTTCATAGCTGCCCCTTTCAATGTTTGTTAAAAAACGACATGACATAACCAGCCGCAGCCGATGCAGCCGATACAATAGACATACCGACCCAAAAACCACCGCGACCTTGATTGGCTAATGCAACCAAGTGCTCGAGCTGGGTTTCCATCTTGTCCATTTTCTTGTCCATTTGGTCAAACCGGCGTTCGTAGTCTTGGACTTTTTGCCAGAGTACGCCGTATTTAACTGGATCGATTCCGTCATTCATTTCAGTTCACTTGTTTCTTGGCAATAAATCACTAAGCGGCACAAACTTTTGTTCTTCAGCACGCAACGCAGCAGCTTCAGCTTGCGCCTGCCGTTGCGCTTGTTTTTTGGCTATACGCGAACCAATTAATTCATACGCAGCCATTGTAGCGGCGCTACCAGCAACGCCGCCAGTAGTGCCTAATGTAAGCCCTTCCGCGCCTCCACCAGCAACCACTGCGCCGCCTTTGTGTAATGCTTGCTCGGCAATTTTTGTCCCTAGTTTTTTCTCAACATTAATCTTTTGAACAGCAGCGCCCTTGTAGCCCGTATCCGTTGCCAAAATATGTTTGGCATTATGGTAATCGCGCAACCCGTTAATTTCTTTTTCTGAAAACAATCGCGTCATTACTTCACGATTGTCATTCATGTATTTGGTTAGCTGCGCTGGTGTTTTTTGCTCTGCAATGCGGTTTACAAATTGCGCTTTAATTTCAGAAATTGCCTTTGCTGCTTGCGGCTGCAATTGTTGCGGCACATTTCGCAATGTATCAATCACATGGGTAAATTGATCGACAGGCATGTCGGCAATGTTTTGTGCAATCTTTTCAATTTGCACTTTGCGGTTGATGCCCTTTGGCCCTTCAGCATCAAGAATGTTGGAAATGCCTTTAGGGTTGTCTAGCGTGTTTTTGCGAAGTTCGACCAACGCACGCGCATCTTTATATAGCGGCGACGTTGTATCTAAATTTGCAATTACATCTTCATCAACTGCACTTTTCAACGCTTTGTGCAAATTGTTGTTTTTGCGATCCCAATTTTCGTTGATAAATTTACGAAGATTCTCAGCAGTCTTGGCATTGGTTGGCAACAAATTGCCATTCTTGTCAATCATGCCAAGTTGTCTCATTCGCGCTTCGACAATTTTAGTCAGACCAATTGTTTCAGTGTTAGCCAGCGTCAATGATTCATCACGCAAAACATTCATTATGTTGTTGGCTTGCACTGGCACATCTTTGGCTATTGCATCGCGGTCCGCATAAATTTTTCTAGTAGCGTCATCAAAATACGTTTGCAAATCCTTTAACGGTTGCAAGATAGTGTTGCCGCGCTTATAAACACTGCTTTCGTCAAGGCCAACAGTGCCGCCGGTTTCTTTAATTTTTTCGTTAATGTAATTTGATAAACGGTTCTGTTCGTTTGTAAATTGTTCTTTTAAGAAATTGCCCATTGGGGTGTCAGTATTTGACACTGCGTATTTGGTAGCGCGGTCTTTGCCGTGACCTTTAATCGCAGCCGTATCGACCCTAAAGTCCGGCCCCATCACGCGATTCAATGTTTGCGCTCTGGCAGCTTGTTCTTCAACGGGAACGCCAATTTCGCCATATTTGAGTTCAGAAAACGGCGCGTCTGGTGCTGTTGGTTTTGCAGTTCCTAACCCTTCTTCCGCAGGCGCACTTGGCTTTGTTTTTTGCTGTTGAGCTTTGAATTCTTCATACGTCATTCGAGGCTTTTCTAATGTTGGCTCAACCCGTCGACTTGGCTCTGGCTTCGGTGCCACGCTAGGCGCTTTAGCATCGCGCCGCACAGTAGGAAAAGTTCTAATTCCAGAAACTTCTGGCCCAAGTAAACCTTCAAGTTTTGCAGCCTCAAAAACACCGCCAATATCACCGAGTATTTCTTTAGACTGACCTGATTGCGGCTCAAAGAATGTGCGCTGACCTTTAGTAGCTTGCTGGACTGCCATGCTAATAGGCGCAGTTAAAACAGCGGTTGGCACCTCAATAAGTGGCGCAAGGTACTTTTCAACAAACCCACGCTCGGCTTGTTCTTTTCTTGTCTGCGCTTGTGCCTGTTGCTTGCGCTGTTCTTCAGCTTGCATTGCTTCAGGCGTAGGCACAGACAAATCGCTGCGCAAGATTTGATCGGCTTTTGTGGCAACGGCAGGTTTTTTGCGCTCCGCAGGCGCAGCAGGCGCAGCAGCAAGTTCGGCGGCAGGCGCAGCAGCAGCGGCAGGCTGCAATTGATAACGCGCCAATTCTCTTTTGGCCTCAGCCAGACTTGCAGAAATACGCTTGTGCGTGTCTGTGCCTGGCTTTGTGTCAGCCAGACTGCCCTCAAGTTGAAAAACAACTTGCTCTAAATCTTTAATGCCTTCTTGTTTTGCGTCAGTTTTTGGTCGTTTAACAGTTCCTTCTTTTGTCGGGACAGTCGTAGGCATAGCAACCCGGCTTTCTGTCGCTTTTGCCGGTTTTAGCGTTTTTAAGGCGCGATCAAAAATATCTTCTGAATCCGTTGTTTTGCTTTGACCATAAGTTTTTAATGCGCGGTCAAACAAATCTTCATCATCAACCGTAGTTGCTGCCATGTTTATTTCCTTTGCTTAGGCGCTGAAACTAATTTTCCACCAACAATGTCAACGTTTCCGGTAATCAAATCATTGTAAAACTTTGATTTGTTGTTTAATTCCTGCGCTTCTTCACGAGACAAACCTTTTTTGCTCGCATAATCTAAAAACTTTTTCTCTTTTTGCTCATCAGTCAGCTTGTTGTCACGCTTGATGTTGTTAATTTCCATTACTTCAAATTGATACGCATCATTCATAGCAGTGTCGTACAGCGCTTTCGAGAACGCGCCAAACTGTGGATATTTCTGAATCAGCTTGTCCATGCCTTGCGTGTAATCTTTTTGGTGCTGCATCAACACTTTCGTGTCGGCAATAACTTTTCTGATTGCCGGTTCAGTCAACGTTGGATTAGCGTTTGCATTTTGCGTATTTGCCAAATCAGCAGCAAATTTGCCGTTGTTAGATGCATTTTGATGCGTTACTAATGATGCAAGCGATTTGTTTACAATTTCACGCGCTGCCGCTTTTTGTTGGGCAGGCTCTAAACCGACAAAACCAAGCGCTGATAATGCTTCATTTATTTTTCCACTTCCAACGCCAGTTAAAGCATAATCAAGATAAGTTTCGACATTCTGAATGTCTTTTAATGCGTTGGCTGCGTTGCGAACGCTGCCACGAGTAACCGTAACTTGGTTTTGCAAATCTTTGTAATCATCTGGCCCTAATCCCGAACCGAACGGCGCAGAAATGGCGCCTGGCTTTACTGAGCGTGAAGGTGGTGGTGGCACAGCTTGTACATTTTTGGGCGGTACGCGCTCAACCGCTGCCCCTACTGCTTCTAATGAACGTGGCACTTCTGGCAATTGCGATGCCAAAAGACCCGTCTGCACTACGTTGCCATATTGGTCAAGAATGCTAAAAGTTGGGTTGCCTGCTGGATCGGTTGGTCCTTCCACAATTTGCTGCCCTGGTGACAATGTTTTACGGGCAAACAATACTGCTTCACCACGACGTTCAGGCCCAAATTCGCCTGCTTGCAAATATGTAGTGCCTGCTCCTGTTTCAACACCAGTTAATGAACCCGTCAACACTGAAGTGCGGCCAGCTTGGTCAAGACCTTCAATGTGCCGCTGTTTCAAAAATGTACGCAACTGCGCTGGATCGTTTTGCGCTTGCTCTAAATATGGATTCAACAACTCATTAATTTTATCTTCGGGCAATCCAAGATTTTTGCCTAGTGTGCGACCGCGCTTTTGCAGCAAATTGACCAATTGCGTTTTATCAACAGCATTTGGATTTTCTTCTGCCATCAATACCAAAGGATCGTTGATAAGCGCAATCTGGCTGTCGGCAATCGCTCTTAGTCTTGATTGCGCAAGTTCTTGTTCTTTGCCAGCGGTGGCCAATTTTGCTTGCTTTACTTGTTCTGGCAAAATTTGGCCTAACGCTTGGTATTCTTGAGCACCACGAGCAAAATTCATCATTTCGCCCAAAGTCATTCCCTTAACGGGAGTAACGCTTGTGCCAATAGGCGTAACAGATAAATCAGCCATGTTTTACCCTTTGCTAAATCTTGGATCAGTCATCAATGAATACATAAATGCGGTATTTCCTAAACCGCTTAATCCACCAGCATACGCATTTGCAGCACCAATTTGACCGGCACCATAAGCAGTAGCGCCGCCAATAGCAGCTTGACCAATATTAGTTGCGACATTTTGACCCATTGTTGACACTTGACCTTGCGCAGTTTGTCCAATGCCTGCAATACCTGCCAACGTGTTGTAAATGTTTTGCCGCTGCGAAATAACTTGCGGCATCGCCTGCGTTAATGTGTAATCCAAAGCAAACTTTTGCGCAGCCCGATCCACATTTGACCCGCCGCCACCCACATTCATAGTTTGCCGCGCTGCGCCAGTGCCTTGTTCAATGGCCGCCTGAAAGCCTGGCAACCCTAAAATTTCTTCGCGGGTAACTGGCTTAGTCAGTCCTGGCAGCAGTTCACGAATTCGAGATAATGATTCATATCCAGCAGTGCGGTATGGCTCTTGCTGTTTGTTTATGATGTCAAACATCTCGCGCTGCTGTTGGGCAGCGTATCTGGATGCTTCTAATTGTCTTTCGCCAGCACTTTCTGCTGCGCTCGCTTGCATACCTGAACCGATTAACTGCGATCCGGCACTAATAACCGCAACAGCAACCCATGTCATAGCTTTTCCCCTTGTAAGGCTTTCATTTCGCCAACAATTTGCTTCAACTTATTTGACGAATCAAACAAGGCCAAATCGTCAGGCTCGACCAATTCTTGCTCAATTTCATCTAAATCGGTCTTGTCTGTTAAATGCACCGTAACCCCGATGGAATCTGTTACAGCCAACGTTACCCGCTTTGTGCCTGGCTTTGATTCCACTACGTCGCCAGCCTGCAACCGCCGCATTCCTGTTTCAGTCCAAGCAATTATCTCGCCTTTAGCGCATAGAAAAAAGTGCGGCTGTTTATGAACCTTGCCCACAATTAACGTGCCAGCAGGCCGGTACACCCGACGCAGGTACATACCCGGACTGAAAAAATGCTCGGTTTCCAGCTCGGCTTGTGGCATTTTTGCCATTTCCGCTTGCAGCCGGTCAATTTGCTCTCGCGTCGGCGTTTCTGCCGTTAGCTGTATATCAGTCAAAACGTACCCCCGCCGATCCCATTTAACGCTGTCAGCAGGGTAAACGTACCCGCTGCCGGTGTCACATTACCGATGATCGTATCGTTAATCTCGCCGCCGTTAATAATCTGATACTGCACTGTACTACTGACGATGTTCGGGTTTTGCAGCCAGACAATCCATTCCCGCGCCGGTCGGCCTGTCGCAGGCTCAATAAACGGGCTGGTCGGGAACCGAATATTCGTCAGCGTGGCCATTAGTTATCGCCTGCCGATGCCTTCAAATTCGCCGACACAATCACCGCCTTCACCGGATCGGTGATCGCCACCTCAAAGATACGATCCCGCGCCCAGCCCAGCCGCCGCCAAATAGCACGGTTTGTGTAATTCCCCTGCCGCCCGATACTGACCCAATGCTCGTTCGACCAAGTGCTGCCGCCATCATTTGACCAGCGTAACATCGCCTGCGGATTCGACCCCTGCCCTGTGGTCAGCCCAACGCCAGGCTGGAATTGAATTTGGAATTCCTCGAAATACTGTCTTTGCAAGTCTGTGGTCAGGTGCGGCGCACGGCGCAACCGACGGATCGGGTTGCCAGCATCGGTGTATTCGTCAAAGTCTAGGCTGTAAATCTTGCCGTTTTCGTAATCGCCCACTAAGTTCTTATTGGCAAATGCGATGCAATTCTGCCCCCTGTGGCGTTTGTAAACGGCGTTGGGCGCATCCCACCACAGCCATTTAAACCACTGCTGGGTAGCCAAGTCATAAGCCCATGTCAGATCAATAGATGGGAAATTAATTACATAGATTTCGTGGCCTTCAATCTGGAACGACCATGCCCTAGCATCCGATACATCAACCCCAACCAGACTATTCTCGACCGCATGGGTCGAAAGCCTCTGAAATTCGTAGCCTTTCATCTGGCCAATGGTCGCGGTTCCCAGCGTATCCCGCGCCAAAAACATAAAGGTTTCGGCAAAGCGAACAATTGAAAACGGCGCACCGCAACCGTTTTGGCTGCTGGTTCCCGACACCCGTTGAAACGGGAACGTAATGATGTTGGG